TACCATTCCGGCAACTTCAATCCGGGGAATTACCTGCTACTTTCCGGCGGTACGATGACGGGGGATATCACCTTTGGATCGAATGGCAGGTCTCTAAGGGGTTCCGATGGGGGTAATATTGCCGGTGTGTTATATGATACACCTAATGCAAGATATGTTACGGCTATCGGGACAGGAAGTAGACGTTTGATTTTGGTTTCTCCGGCTTCAATATACAGGGGGGCAGGCGGAGTGGCTGAAAACTACATGATTTACGATTCCGGCAACTTCAATCCCTCGTCCAAGCTGGATAAGTCCGTTTGGGATGAAGCTTTCGAGCTAAAAACGGTAAACGGTGTGCGGGTGATCTCGGCAAAGCTGGACTTTCTCAGCGTTGCAGGCATCAGCGCTTATGCTACCGGCCCATCCTCGGGCGGCGGAGGCGGCGGATTGGATTACGACCTGCTCAAACAGGCCCTGACCGGAGCGATCACCCCGGACGGTTATCCGTTCACGATCTCTACTTCGTTTCTGGGAGCCATCGACAAAACCTATTTGACGGGTAAACTGGCGAATACTTATGCGGACAAGGTGCACACCCACCTGTGGGCCGATATTACCGACCGGCCTACGTCCCTTCCGGCCAACGGAGGCAATGCCGACACGGTGGATAATTTGCATGCCTCGTCTTTCGCCCAAATCAAAAGTTACAACTTTCCCAGCGGCGGAATAAACAACATTACGGACTTAGATTTCACCGGGAATATACAGGCGCATTTCCCGGGGCATGAATACTCCTGCATTTGGCAGGGAAAGGATTTCCGGGGTGTGATTTTTCAACTCAAGCTGAAAGACTATTACACCCAATCCATGATGTATCGTGGCGGAGAAACGAAAACATGGAGGACGGTTTGGGATTCGGGTAACTTCAATCCGGACAATTACCTGCCTCTGTCGGGAGGGGCGGATCATAAAACGACCGGCGATATTTATCTCGGCATCAACCCAAATTCTACGACCAATCAAACATACAGTATCTGTGCCCATGACGGAAACGGGTTAGTCATGTATGATCAGTCGGGTGGAATACTCGGACCTTCGCTGGGTACCACCCGATTTCGCTCAGGACCTGCCAATCTTATCCACCAGAAAGGGGGGAGCGACTTTGTCATTTGGGATGCCTCGAATTTCAATCCGGACAATTACCTGCCGTTGTCTGGAGGAAATGTCTCCGGCGGTCTCGGTGTCTCCGGCTATCTGACAGCGGGAGTTTTACGGGTCCGGGCAACTTCGTATCCGCAGATATCTTTCGTGAACACGACGACAAACAGGGATTCGCTATTGTTTGTCAATGGCAGCGAGCTGTATTGGCGTCCAACTGCCGGTACCGCGACAGATTATAAAATTTACCATTCCGGTAATTTCAATCCTGACAGCAAACTGGGGGTTTCGTCCGTGGCCGTCGAAGCTAAAAAGATGTCGTACCAGGGTCTTATGACGGCGATCTCCGGCACGACAACCTTCCCCGCCGGACTATACCTTTACGGCGTGTACAACAATGGCTATCCTGTAACTTACGGTAATCTGCTGCGGGTTGGAGGAAGCGGATTGGGCGAAATGTTATTTGGCTGGGCAGGGGATGCCTCGGTCGGCGGGTTGTATTACCGTTCGAAACGGGATGTTGCGGCAACGGCATGGAGCAACTGGTGTAAGTTATGGACTTCGGCAAATTCCAACCTCTCGACCGTTGACTGGTCGGCCAATAATCTTAATGCCGCAGCCAACTTGGATGTCGCAGGGCAGGCATATGTGAGCGGATGGCTCCGGTCGAGGGGTAATGTCGGCTGGTATAGCCAAGATTACGGCGGAGGCATCCACATGACGGACAGTACATGGGTGCGCGTATACGGCAGCAAGGGGCTGATGATTGACGCCGGCCACATTTCTATGGGGCAAATTCAGATCACAAACTCCTCCGAAGCCTCCATCGGATTCCGCTCTCCGAGTTCATCGTCAGGTGATTGGTGTCTGGGTAAAGGTGTCAGCACGGTCGGTTCCGGGTTCGGTCTCTACAACGCTGTAACCAACCGGGTGGCGTTCCAAATCGCCAGTGCCACGGATAACGCCTCTTTTGTCGGCAGTATCACCGCGCCGACCTTCGTGGGCAATCTTTCCGGATCGGCCAGTTTGGTTAACGGCTACGATATAAATTCATTCACCGGCTACTATAAATACACGATAGATGCTTCCTCCCTCGACCAAAACACCTATTACCCGGTTACGATGTATTTGGGTAACCGTCATACGATCCGTATCTCTGTGATCGTTGCCTTGGACAGCGGAACCAGGCCGGGCTGGAGTACGCACGCAAGCGGTTTTTCAGTCCGCTTTATCGAAGAGGTGAACGGTTCAGGCTGGGGAACATCGGCGGTGTCCCGGAATATTCTTGCGAACGAATACGGATTTGCAAATGCCAATCCTGTGGGACGTGTCGAACAGATGACGAATAGCTCCACGGAGGTGATCTGGGTGCGCGGAGGCGGCAAATACTTTTTCTACTTATCCATACCCTACATCACACCGGCACTTCGTACCTCTACATTCACGACCTCCAGTCAAAGCGTATCGCCACGTACCGATACGATGGATTTACGCACGTCCGTTTCCGGCAGCGGAATAGCCGTAAACAAATTGTATGCACACAACAGTATCGTAATCGGCGGCATCACCATCGACGTATACAACGGCGCGCTGCGCGTGAACGGAAACCTTGTCGCTACGGGCGGCGTAACAGCATACCAATAAAACTATGGCACTACCAAAGAAACCAGACCCCATTATTGACGTACAACGCGCGCTCGGCGAATCCTCGTCGAACATAAAAGTGCTATGTTGTTCGGATAAGGTCAATATGTTTTCCTATTATAAACCTGTCGATTCAGGTTCCTATCACGATCCGGATACCGACTGGCCGGCCAATGTAAAACAGAATTTCGGGATCAATATCCCGGCACTGACCCTACCCGTGGATACATCCTTGAACTGGACGCGGGACAAACCCACCGGCGGGCGGCTCAGTCCGTATAACCTTCACGACTTCGGCGGTTACGAGCACACCGCGCGGCCCTGCCTCAGTTCGGGTTGCATGGGAACCGTCAGCGTCAATATGTCCGATACGGGTTACACCACCCGTACGTTCACCTTTGAGCAAATCCCTGCGAGCAGCAAGACGAATGTTTCGGCGCTGAACATGAAAGGGATTCAATACTATTACTGGGGCTTCGCGTTGTTGACCTCGCTGACCGCCACCGAGGGTAAACTAATCACTTGCGACAAGACCATCGGCGAGGGCGGCAACAGTCTTACCGTGGACTTCTTCGAAATCGGAGCGGGAACGCACCACAAATACATGCTCTTTGTGCTGAGCAAGAAAAAATCCACCTGGACGAATCAGGACGAATGGAACATCAGCGATCTGGAAGTCGATCCGCTGGTGGTGTATCACAACAGTACGTTCATCAATCCGGTTCCGCTCAATATCTTCAACTCGATCCTGATTTCGGCCAAGATGACCGGGATAAATACCGACGGTGCAAAATACACCTTCTATCCGTTCAGCAACTTTACAGCCTCTCCGTTGATATTCCACGGTACTCAGTATGCGTATGTCAAGGTAACGATCACCAATATCGCAGAACACGAAGTAAGATATACTACGCTGCAGGAAGTAGAGGTGGTATCGTTCTGGGGGACGGTCGAAAAAGGGACGCCGCTCGTATTGGATGCCACCACGGGAAACAGGGTTTCGATGATCGTTCTGGCCAAAGGGGAAAGCCGGGACTATGTGCTGGAGATCGAGCAATTCGCATGGCATAACGGGGAATTTCAGTTGGACAATTATCCGACCGGCGTAGTGAACTCATACATCAAACTCGGATTCGGCGAACTGCTCGACCAGACCGGAACCTTCCAGATACAGGCACGGAACATCTAATTTATTATTAACCAATAAAAATCTTTCAATTATGTCAACCGTAAATGCAATTATCAACGAGAACACGATTACCGCGCAAACGATCCAGCGGCTTATCAAGGCAAACGTAGGTTCAGCCGAAGTGTCGGCGGAGGTGACGATGACCAACGCCGTGGTCACTTCCTACACGGGCGGCCAGATCACCGAAAACGGAGAAGTCAAGGCGTCGTTCAATCAGTACGCAGGCGGCAAAATGCAGATCAGCGCGGATGTGGAGTACTTCTCGCAGGCACAGGCGATCCTCACTCCGTTCATGCAGAAGATGGACGCCATCGCTCTGACGATGACCGAACAGCCTGAATCGGTAGTCGAAGCGTAACCCTAAAAAATCAAAAAGATGAAAAAGATTATCGATTACTTCCGTCAGAAAAGAGATGCGCGGTTCCTCAAACGTCTTCAGCGCGCATTGGCATCGGGTGCCGATTTTAGAATCAACGGCGGTCTGAGTGTCACAGGGGACGTTAAGGCGTTTGACGGCGTCAAAACTACCGAATGGAATCACACGGCCTGGATCGATGGCAACTTCAATCCTGCAACCAAAAATTAATCAGCAATGAAAAAGATCGAACTTGTAGCCCTGACCCAGCTTTTGGGCAAAATCAGTTCCGGCAGCATTTCTCACGACGAGCGCAAAGGCTTGCTCGACACAATGAAGGTTGCCAAATACAACCTCGAAATGCGCGACGAAAAGATGCGCGCGGCAATGAAGAAGTACGGAATCGAAATCGACCCGAACACCGGCAGAATTGCCGAAGGTAACGACAAAGCCGCTGTCGCTTCGTTCCTCGACGAGATGAACAAGGTGGACACGGCGGACGTTGAACTCAAGCCGTTTCTTTCGGAGGCCGGGGCCGATGCGCTCTGGGAGGAAAACAAACTCACCACCTCGGAGCGCATGATGCTCGACGAACTGGTAAAGCAGCCCGAGCCGGAAACTCCGGAGAACCCGGCGGCCAAAACGAAAAAGTAACAGGGCGGCAGAACCCGGCGGAATTTCCGCCGGGCTTTCCCGGCCAGTAAAATAACGAATATGGAACATTTGAATTTACAAGCCCTCGCCGATAACCTGAGTCTTTTCGCGTTCATCTACCTGTGTGTGTTCGGCGCAATCGTAATGGATTTGTGGAGCGGGGTGCGCAAAGCCCGCCGCCGGCACGAACTGCGCATGAGTAACGGCTACAAACGCACGGTAGACAAGATCGCCCGATACTACAACATGCTGCTGGTGGTCTCGATCATGGACGCGCTGCTGATCGTCTCCCAGGCGCACAGCTTTTGCTCTCTGCCGTGCCTGCCTTACCTGACGATCATCGGGGCGCTGTTCCTCTGCTTCATCGAGCTGAAAAGCATCTTCGAGAAGGCGGAGGACAAGACCAAGTTTGCGGAATCGGCGCTGCTGGCCGGGAAAATCATCGCCAACAAAGACGATTTGAAAAAACTGGTGGAGGAACTCACGAATAAAAAACAGGAGGAGCCATGAAATACTTTACCATTCCCGAACTGACCGCCTCGGCCAAGGCTCGGACGCTCGGGATCGACAATACCCCGCCGCCGGGAGTGAAAATCAAACTTTCGACACTCATAAACAACCTGCTCGATCCGATCCGCGAAAAGTGGGGCGGCCCGATCACCGTAAACAGCGGCTATCGGTGCCCGGTGCTGAACAGCCGTCCCGAAATCGGCGGCGTTCCAACCAGTCAGCACGTTCGGGGTGAAGCCGCCGATATTACTGTCGGCAGCCCGGCCAAAAACAACCGACTGTTCAAAATGATCGTGGACGGAGGCTTCGATTTCGACCAACTGATCGATGAGGCGGGATATAGCTGGATTCACATTTCATACTCGCCGGGTAAGAACCGGCGGCAAATCCTGCACAAGAAATGAGACGGCTGATACTATTAACCCTCGTTTTGGGCCTTCTGGGCTGTTCGGCCAGTCGTAAGGTGTCATCGTCCACCGAGACGAAGATCACCGATAAAACCGAGGCGAATGTAACGCAGAAGCGGAATAAAGATTTCTCCGGGCGGATGGAATCGCGTGTGACGGAGGATTCATCCGGGACCAAAGACAAAGAGGTAATCATCGAGAAGTTCGACACAGACAAACCGACCGACCCGGCCACAGGTACCCCGCCGTTGAAAGAGCGCACGACGATCCGGGAGCGTCAGCAGACGCAGCAGCAGACGCAAGCCACTACCAAAACCGAAACCCACATTCACGAATCGGATTCCATCGCCGACCGGTCAAAGTACAATGTAGAATTGCAGAATCAGGTATCAGACATTGTAAAAACGAAAAGGGCTGTGCCGTGGTGGGTATGGGTTATAGGTGGGGGATGTATTTTGATAGTCGGCTGGATGGTTAAAAGGAAAATAAAAATTTTCTGAACGATTGGATTGACAAGGGGAAAGGGAAGAACATACCAGTGTTCCCTTTCCCTTGTTATTTAATTTATATGATTCCTTTCAAGACATCAGGACGGAAGCTACTGATCTTTTCGCTTCTGCTACCGAAGTGTCGTCGAATATAGTGGATCGTCGATTCGAAATCTTTATGCCCGAGATGACTCATCACTTCCACAATTGTTGCACCGGATTCAAGTAGTTTTCCAGCTGCTGTATGTTTTAGAGAATAGAATTTGTATCCGTTCGGGAGGTTGAGTCGGTCTCTGAACTCACGAAATCGACGGTTGAAATAGTTTTTGCCGACCGGTACCGGACCGGGTATGTTCCGGATTGTGAAGATGTAGTTGTCTGCAGGATAGGCTTCAAGATGGTAGTTCTGGCATACATTGATCAATGCTTCCGGTATCGTAATGATTCTTGCTCCTGTTTTTCCCGTTTCCTCCCTGATATGTACCGTTCTGTTGGATAGGTTGACATCTTCGATCTTCATCAATCGTAATTCGTTTCCAGGTCGGCAACAAAGGAAAAATTGGAACATGCATGCCAAAAAGAACTGTTGGTCGTTTTTTTCGACACAGCGGAAGAGCAAGCCCCGATGCTTATCACTGAGTGGTCTTGCGGCCATATCTTTGGTCTTTGGCGGTTTGGGTACTTGCTGTACTGGAGAAGATTTTATGTAACCCTGGTCAACGCAAAACTTGAATAACTGACTTAAATTTATCTTGTATTTTTCAATTGTCAGTCGGTCTAATTTTCGTTTGTTAATCAGGTATATGAAAAAATCGTGAATGATCTCCGGTGTAATTTGATAGAGTTTCAGTTTTCGGTATTTCTCTGAATTTTCCAACCACATACAAAAAAGGCGCAACTTGGAAACGTATGATTCCATTGTCTTTTGGGAGACTTCGGCTCTTTTGTTTTTGATGAATTCGGAGACGCATTTACGGATCTGGCGGCTGTCAAATCTATGAGCCCCTATCCTATTGCGTACTGCGGAGTAGTCGCACAAATCGTCATAATAAAATTGCTCGCTATCCCATGGACGCCAACCGTTTTTCAATTTGAGCGTGTATTCGTTGAGAATTGGCCGTGCAATTTCTGCCGCCTGATCAGCGGATGTGCAACCCATAAGGCCGCTATGTATTTTATAGCGGACCATCCTATCCCATTGCGGCCGATAGCAGCTGTATGAGATATAAAACTTCCCTTTTGACTGCCTGAGTTGTGGCAGTATCAAATCATTTTTACGTGTTCTCATCGTCGTCCGTTTTAGTTACCCCTAACAGTGACGGACATGAATAGACACGAATGATTTTGTTGTAAAGTGCTGAATATATTGACTTTCAGTACTTTAGTGGAGCTGGAGGGAGGTTTCACTTCTGGGGTAAACCGCTTGTATCCAGATATTTATTAATGTCTATTCTTGTCCAAATGTCAGAGGACAGATTTATTTTTGTCTTTTAGTGTATTGGTTTTTGTCTTTATTGATTGATGTTGTCACTACCTATTTTAGAAACCAATAACTCAAATGTTCGTAATAAATTTGGATATTACGAGCATTGCCCATATATTTGCAATACACCTGCGATTTGCAGACAATATGTCGTTAGCAAATGTATGAAAATGAAAGGAAAAAACAGGAATAACAATATGAATGAAATAAAAAAAATACCCTTGCAAGAGTATTATAACTCACTTTCCAAGTTGGGAAAGGTGCGGTTTATCGCTCAAGTGCGTATAGAGTGCGGCGTTTCAGACCGGACGGTTCAACGCTGGATTTATGGAGAGACTTCTCCGCGTATACTCGAGGCGAAAGCGATTGCTGATTTGTCAGGTAAATCATTAAAAAAATTATTCCCTGAATTGGTTTAGATATGAAACTTTTCCAGATTGAATTTGCGCTCGGTCCGAGTGGGGACCTCCTGATTCAGGATGCCAGAGGGGTGAGAACTTATCGCGAAGAAGATCGGGATATCACCGATACCCTGTTTGCGATGATAGAAACCGATTATCCGGAGGCGTTTGCGGCACTTCAGGATTTTTATGCGAAAAGCCGTCATAATTTATTGTATTTCAAATATAAGATAGTGCATCGTTTTCTGCGTTGCAATTTCGGGAGGTTTGACAATACGTTGGATATAGATGCCCGAGGCAATATGCATTTTGAATTCGTTGACTGCCCTACTCGTGGCGAATGCCCTTATCAGAATGTGATTTGTTCCCCTAAATACAATACATCTTTATCTCTCAGGGAGAAGGAGGTTATGAAGCTGCTGTGTTCCGGCAGCACCACTGCAGAAGCTGCCGACAAATTATATCTGTCGGAGGAAACGGTCAAAACTCACCGCAGAAATGCCTACCGTAGAATTGGAGTAGGATCACTTGCAGAGTTTATGTTATACGCGGAGATCCACCATCTTTTTCAGGATTAGGTTGTCGGTTCTGGATTTTCGTGCGCCCGCTTCGGGTTTCACTCGAAGCGGATTTGAGGATGAGACGAATTAGCGAGTCGTCATTGGTGATATGCCAACGGAATTATACGCCTCCTCGCCGGAGCATACCCGGCCTTCCTCACACCCTTAATAGTGACGAATATGTATGGAGACATTTCAACGACAGGTATCAACCTGATGGATATGACCCGCAAGGAGGCATTGACGATTTATTACTCTGTAAAGCGGAGTGCGCAAATCGAAGGTCTGACACTTGAGGAAAGGTCGGTTGCCGGTAGGATCCTGGCGACTTTGGACTCGATGCTCAGCCGTAAAGTGGAATTATCTCAAAACAACGAGCCGCATGAGTAAAAACAGAACGATCCTTCATGGAATCCCTGATCATGATTATTTCGGGATTATTCAACCGATTGAGCATCCCGCTGGCATGGATTGCAGTTCAATTGCGGATGGTCTCGGCCTTACTTACACGCTGGTTTCTCCGGTTGATAGCACAAAAGTACAAGCAATACTTATCTGTAAAAGAACTCTCTATACTGATTCGGATGCGTTAGAAGCGATCAGCTATCTGCTTTATGGAGTGCACCGAGATCTTTTGTTGGACCGAATGCATAAAAGATATGCAGATATGATGGATGAAGTTGTTGAATTGTGGTGTTTTAAGAAGGAGTAATTCATGCGCTATATTGATCAGGATAAACTTTACGAAGCGACGGATGATGGCCGAAAGGTTTTTGCCTACTACTATCCCACCTATGATTTTGGCAAACATCCGGCTCCGAAAATAAAAATCCGCAAAGAAGAAAAAACGGCGTCGGCTCACATTTCCTTTTACAAAGGATTATGGCGCATCACCGATTTCGGCAACCAAACCGAAATAAACAGCCTTTCTGCGATAGATTTCGTGATGCATATCGAAAATCTGAATTACCAAGAGGCATTGATGTTTATAGAAGAGGTGATCGTCCGGCATGAGATCGGCTCCTCCGAGTTTAAAAAGCCTCAATGGAGACCGGATTATGAATGCCGGGACATGGGCCCCGATGACATTAAAGGTACTTACACGTTTGAGCGCAAGGGCGAATCGGAAATTACGACAAAGGATCTTGAAGCATTTGGGCGGTATGTAACGAAGGAAGTTTTGCGTGAATTTAATTGTGTTCCTCTCAAATCCTACGAGTATTGTGCGTATAGTGAAAAGAAAAAAAAGGATGTCGTGCATAAATTCATAGCAACAGCGGACTACCCTATTTTCCTATTTGACTATGGAGATTTTCAGAAGCTCTATCGTCCTCACGATCTGGATAAAAAGAACCGTTTTATATATGTTGGGAATAAGCCTAAAAATTACATTTATGGATTTAGGCAATTGACGCAATGTTCCAATGAATTTGTGTCGGATGATGACGAAGATACTGCACCACCAAAAGACAAACCCCAAGCGATCGTCAGAGATTTATTTCGGTGTTCGGGAGAGTCGGATGCATTGAATTTATACAGCCTGGGGTTTCATGTCTATTGGTTGAATTCGGAAACTGCCGAGCTATCCTATGATGAGTACAAACGTATAGACGATTTGTGTCAGAATCATTATCAAATTATGGATCTTGATTCTACCGGTCGGCAGATGGCGTTGAAAAATGCCATCAAATATATTGACATGTACACTCTGGAACTGCCCGAATGGCTTGGAGCCAAAAAGGACTTTCGAGGTAACCCCTGTAAAGATCTTAAGGATTTTATCAACCTGATCGGTGACGATGCGGATGCGACCCGGCAACAGTTCTTGTATCGAAAGGCCAAAGCGAGAAGAGTGAAGTTCTGGAGTCGAAACGATAAAGGCGAGTATGCCATCAATATGGAGTTTTATTACTTCTTCCTTCGGGCAAACGGCTTTTATCAAATGGAGTACCGCCACATGAAGAACACCGATTACTGTTATGTGTGGTTGAAAGGTAAAGTGGTGGATCTCATTCCTCCGGAAAACATCAAGCGAATTGTCAAACGGTTTACAAAAGCCTGGATCAAATCGAAAAACCTGACAGATGAAATTGCAATCCTGAATAAACTCAATACGTCGAATCAGATTACCGAGGGGAACATCGACACGATGGAGAGCATCGAGCTCGATTTTAAAAATGTATCGGCAAAATATGAGTATCTGCATTTTAAGAATGGTTCTCTTCGGATATCCCGGGATGCAATCGAACGGATCAGGCATGAAGAGGTTCCGAATTATATTCTTGGATCGATAACAGTTAAAAATGAGATTGTTTCACACGTAATACCTCAGAATATTTCTCTGATAAAGGAGGCTCCGGCGATTGAAGTCAATGCGACGGAAACCTTTCAGCAGTTGCTGGATAGACAAAAGCATGCCTCCTCCGATGCCGAACGCGAAGCTGCTACCGCTGCGATTGCACTTCTTCCTGAAGAAGATCGATACAAAGTGAGAATCAATAACGCGGACTTTATTTTTGCAGCCTTCTTGCGCGATATCACGCGGATGTATTGGCGCAAGGAGCTTGAAGAAGGCAAAGAATTGACCGAAGATGAGCATAAAAAAGAGATGCTGGCACTGGCTAATATGATGTTTTGCATTGGCTACCTGGCGGCTCAATATAAGAATCAAGGTAAACCCTGGATCGTTTTTATTCAGGATACGAAAATTAGTGAGCTTGGTCGCTCCTCTGGTCGGTCCGGAAAGTCCCTTGTCAGTAAGGCACTCAAGTTTGTGCGTCAGCATTTTTATATAGAAGGCCGTAAACTGGATGATAAAAATCAATTTCAGTTTATATATGATGGTCTGACTGAATTTCATGATGTTATCGAAGTAGACGATCTCGCAGAGAATGGTGATTTCACATTTTTTTATACGCAGGCGACTGGCAATAGAACGGTCAACAGCAAACATACCTCTCCGTTCGTTCTGGAGTACGAAGATTCCGGTAAAATGATCGTCTCTTCCAATTTCGAATTGCCGAATACGGACTCTTCGACTATGGCCCGTTTGCTAAACTGTGGTGTATCGGATTATTACCACGAACAAACCAAATTCAACGATTACAAGGAAACCCGCTCCCCTCTCACAAAGTTTGGGCGACAATTATATACGGATTTCACGGATGATGAGTGGATCCAATTTTACAATTTCATTGCGTACTGTATTCAATTGCAAATGAGATTTAATAAAATTATGCCGCCGATGGAGAATCTTGAGAAACGTCAATTGCGCAAAGAGATGGCTATCGGTCTCGGAAAAGGTGAACCGCTGCTTAAATGGGCGGATGATTATTTTCAAGTCTGGCATACAAACCAGGGAGCTCGACCGGCAAGGACTCCAGATGGATCGGACTGTGCATATCTGGATACACTATTCAGTCGGAAGTCCGCTTTTGAACATTTCATGGAGAATTCAGGAATATCGGAAAACCTCAAGCGGTCCTACAATGCGCAAAGATTCAAAAATGCTATTATGCTCTGGGCGAAATATCATGAATTCGTATTCAATCCGCCTCGTTTGATTAACACCAAGGATGGCCGTATCATGAGTAAAGATAGGGATAATAAGAGCGTCGAACTCTTCTATATCAGTACGACTGATACAATTGAGGAGAATGTAGTGGATGAGAGTTCAAAAATGCCAACCGAACCGACAATTAATTTGCCATTTTGAAACCGTCCCTTTCGGGGCACAGCATGAAGAGAGATGAAAAGCAAACGAGCAGAGGAATTTATAGACGACAATAGCGGCTGGATGACCGACGGAGGGTTAATTCCCGATGTCGTTGATGTAGCGACCGCATACCAAGCCGTCGATCTTGCCGAGCAAGACGCAGAAGAGGAAGTTACCCGCTACCGCAAAGAGTTGGAGGAATCCAAGAAACGCGAAGAGTTGGCCAGCAAAGTAATCGACGACCAGAGGAAGGAGTTGGAGAAGCTGAAAGCAAGAGCGGTGGAGGTGTTCAAAGAATACATGAAACAAGCACATGGAGGTTACCTATCCTCTGATCTGGATGATTTCATTCAAAAACTCAACGAGCGATGAAAACACTTGAACTGAAAGATATTTGCGGCTATCTGCCGTATGGGGTGAAGGTGTACTTGGACGGTAAATCGTACACCGTCACCAAGTGGCAAAATGGAAGTAACAATAATATGCTTGCCCAGCAAGATAATGGAACTTCAAGTTTGATATTTAATTCTGGCCGAGGAGATGCAAAATTCATCCTTCGCCCTATGTCCGATCTCACCGAAGAGATCACCTACCGAGGGGAAAAGTTTGTGCCGATCGATGTCTTTAATGATAAAGGGCATTTCATAGAATTTGACTCAGCCGGTTTGCTTTATACGACAGGAGGCTGTATGGATTCCGATTGGCTTATGGTGTTAGACAAACTCAACGAATGGATGTTTGACTACCGGGGCCTGATCTCCGCTGGGCTGGCAATCGACGTGAATACCTTACCTGAAAATCCGTACGAGCGATGAAGCTAACCAAATGTGAGCAATGGATAATCGATTACCTCAGAGGTAAAGATTACACCTCACCATCACAGATAGGAATTGCGCATGCCCGTTCATTCGGATTCAGTAATTCACATCATAGCGCATGGGCATCACCGATCTGTTTGCGAATGGTTGAAAAGGGCCTCTTACTTCGAAATGAAAAAGGACATTATAAACTCAACAATCAATGACCTTCATTACCCCGTGCTTTGTTCGGGTTGAGAATCCGGAGAAGCGAAAAGAGTTGACCGAGTGGTTGGAGTCGCTAGGATACAGGCTCGAATATCTCCGTAACGATGGCGTTGCTGTGCTGACCAGTGAAAATAGAGTATATGTATACGGGGAGGTAGTCTATGAAATAATTAAGAGCGATTACGATACTATCGACTGCGGTGAAAACATCGAGCTGTTCAAAGCTCTGGCGGCGATGAATGACGAGAACGACCGAGAGCAGTGGTTTGTTGAATGGTTCGCCGACGGTAAACATTGGTATCAATGTCCGGATGACTTCATTCGGGTACAATACGAAATGGCAGGGTATCACAAGGCCACCGCCGAAGAGATTGTCGAATACTTCAAAAATAAAGAGCGATGAAAACACCCCAAGAAGCGGCCAGAGAGTATACGCAGAACATACTGGATGTATCTGATTTAAGCGTCAACCACGAAGAGGATAATTACGATGCTGGTGTTATGAATACTCTTATCGAAGCCTTAGAGCCAGCTTTCCTTGCCGGTGATGCTTTCGGCTACCGGAGAGGCATGGAAAAGGCCTGTCAATGGATCAACGTGGAGGATGAGTTGCCGAAAGATCAAGATGATGTACTTGTGTTGTTTTGCAATGGGCGTAAGGGCATTGGCTCTTATGTGGGCAATAATGAATGGGCTATAGTAATTGCAAGTGAGTACGATAGCCAAGATTTAAAGGTTGTTGCCTGGCGTCCCATCGAACCGATAAAGGAGTAAGAAGATGAGCCTACAAAACAAAATAGACTACTCCATATCCCTGCTTCGCAAGGCCGAGCCGTTGGCACTCAAAATGTCATCCAATGGGTTTTACCTTGCGTTCTCGGGTGGTAAGGACAGCCAATGTTTATACCATATTGCAAAGCTAGCTGGTGTTAAGTTCAAGGCTCACATGCAGGTAACGACCATTGACCCTCCGGAATTGATGCATTTTGTGCGCACCCACTACCCGGACGTTGAATTACACCGTCCTGAGATCAATTTCTACAAGTTGATCGTGAAGAAAAGGATGCTACCGCTACGACAAGCTCGGTACTGCTGCGCCTACCTGAAAGAGCAAGCCGGCGCCGGAACCGTCACCCTGATCGGCATACGGGCTGCCGAAAGCGCGCGTCGAGCCAAACGTAACGAGTTGGAAACTTCAAACCGGGCGTATAGTGGGAGCTACGACCAGTTCAACAGAAACAAAGAGCGGGATTTCCAATGCGTCAATGGCAAAGACAAAATCATGCTATCACCGATTTTCCGCTGGACAGACAATGATGTATGGAACTTCATACGCAACAATGGCATCGAATACTGCAAGCTCTATAACGAGGGGTACCACCGCATCGGTTGTATGTTTTGCCCGATGGCCTCGGTCAAATCGAAAACACAGGATCGGCAACGCTACCCCGGTGTTGAACGGGCCATTAAGCGGAGCATTCAAAGGTTGATTGATACAGCTGGTTACGGTAATGACCTGTGCGCCACAGCCGATGAGATTTTTGATTGGTGGGTGTCAAATCAACCTGCAAACAAGTATTTCGGTATGCTGCGCAGCCAATTGAAATTGAAGCTTTAACCCGCCTTCGGGCATAAAAATAAAAAAATCATGACAAAACAAGAATTAATCAAGGAAGTCGCTACGGCGGTCCAAATGCCAGTTTCTTCAGTACAGTCTGTTGTAGAAGCAACGATGGATAGTATTAAAAGTACAATGGTTGCGGGAGACAACATTTATTTAAGAGGATTTGGCACTTTCGCCCGAGTTACACGAGCGCCTAAATTGGTGCGCGACATTCAACGGAATAAAGCAATCCAACTCGGTGAACGTGTAGTGCCTGTTTTCAAGCCGGCTAAAGAATTTAAAGACAAATTTCGTTAACCAGTCTCCCCACTCAAATTTGAGTGGGGAGACTTTATCCCTATAGTATGCACGCAGATATAATTGATGTTATAGTTTCGAGCGTGTTCGATATCGAGATGCAAATTCTGAATTCCACCTTTAGGCATGATCGGGCTGCGATGGCCAGAATGGCCGCAATGCAGATTCGCGCCGAGCAAGGAGAATCCCGAATGGAAATCGCCGAGCGATACAATCGCTCGGTCCGAATGGTCGACCATTATTTACGCAGGGTAGCAGAATTAAAACGTTATGATGCATGGTTTAAGGGGAAATATGCTGAATCCCTATCATTGCTACATAGGAATCGAGTGCCCTACTCTTCCGATAGAATTCAGGTCGGAACAACGGTGTGGACGCGTACAGATAGTCGTAACCGTTCTTATGAGGGAATCGTAACACACATCGATGATTCTATATTCACAGTAGAATCCTTCCTGAATCCAAATTATTGCACCGTTCATAATCTCGATTCAGGACGTATTTCGCGCGATTATGAAACATCGCTTGATATTGTAGAGGTGCAGGCATAGCCGTTGTGTGAATGAAATTTGATTTTTTATAGACATTTGAGTAAGTTTTGCTCATCGACGAACGATATCTTGGAAAATTTCTTACATTTGTAGTGTCTATATACGCTAAAGGGCGGTGTGCCGCCAATCTTGTTAGGTGGTTTTTTTATACCCCTATACGACATATTTAACGACTTCGGTCGCGTACCCCCGTGCGAAAGGTATAATGCCTGAGCAATCGCCCTTTAGGTGTATAGACAGCGGGACAGGCGCGACCGTTTTTATTTGCGTCTACAAATGTCTATACACCATGGAAATCGATTTCTTTTGGCTGATCGTTGCCGCAGCGGCAGCGTTCACCGTTCGGGGCCTCTATCGCAGGATCCGTTACGCTCACCTCCTCCGTCGTCGCCGGCGCACCGCTTCTGACCGGCCTGTTGCAGTTCTCTACTACGTTTCACAACCTTTGCGCTACTGATATGGCCCGTAGACACAATACGGTGCAGTTCGACCTCAAGGAGATCGGTCTGCGCGGCCCTGAAATTCCGGCCGGGGTGCAAAGTGCTGCGAAAGATATGATGGTGCTGTTATTTCATTTCAATCAGATCGTCAGTGAGTATTTCCTGATTTGTGAAAAGTACAAGGACCTCATTGTTGGCGATGAAGAGTTCCATTTTCTAGAGGCTATACGCAAATGCCGGTCGATTGTGGCGAACCTGATCGACGATGCCGTGCTTACGGGTATGGACCCGAACCGTTCTTCCCGTTCCTGTCCGCAGGAATAGTGATGACGAATATTCAGAGAGGGCGCTGCAGTCTGCAGCGCCCTCTCTGTTTTAAACATGAGCGAAGCGAATACCTTTTGTACCATTCTACGATGCCCAAACCTAAATTCCCCTATCGGGCATTTTCCCCGGCCCCCTTAACCCCCTACTTAAAAAACAGGTTGTAACTTGTAACCTAATTGTGTAAGGTGCGAGAAATCAAAAATGTATATAGGTTACAAATTGGTTACAACTTTTATTTTAAGTTGTAACTAAAAAATAGTTGTAACCTAAATAGAGGCTTCAAGAATCGAAAAATAGGTTCCGGTACAACCCGGTTACAACTTATTCGAAAAATATAGAGTTTGTAACAGATTGATTATTAAACTGGTTACAACTTTGAAAAATGGCTGTAACCTTGCAACTATTTAATTTTCAAAATACTGCAAATTTGGTTACAACTTTTTGCAAAAATTACCCTCTTAAGAGTAGGTTGGGTTTTGGAAGATATCCTGTACGCAAAAATGTGTTTACGATGCCCAATGTGTTTTTTGTGTTGTTGGCATATTGTTGTCAAGTGTTGTATATGTATCTGATTGATATTAATTTAATACAAAAAAAATACGATGTGTATTTGAACCGGGCCATTAACTATATCGTGCGGCATACTTGCAGGATCAAAGGATACTCGGTTTTAACGATAACCGAGGCTGAGCGTGCATGCCGGATTGCGGCGGAGGATGCGTTGCGTTCTTTCGTTCGTGCTGCGTCGGATCACACGCACGATGTGCATTTATTGCATGATGCATTCCGACAGTTGACGGGTGTGGAATATTGTAAAATCAGGAAGGAGGATTGTCATGGAGGTGTATGTCAAGATTCGGAAACAGATCATACTTGATTTTTTGGGATACTTGTTCGAGTGTGATAATTCGGATGGGTTTCCCCGCTTTATCGTCTCAAGGCGTATTGATGCCGGAAGATACCTGCATGCTCTTGTCGAGTACTCGTATAAGGAGGTCGATCACGATGCGGAGTGTGTTGTATTTGTACTGCCTCGAACTTCTCTCTCTACAGCTATGGGTAAATTTTTGTTTTTATCATCTGAAAATGAGGCGCGTTTCAATGATTATTTGGAGGCAGTGTTTAACTTGGATTTTGATCGTTATTGGGTGAACGGCCTGCAGCTCGGTATATCGAAGCAGGATATCGTCTATGCTTATATACAAAGTCGTAAACTGGGCGAAGATGTATCCATTGACGAAACACTCAAAAAACGGATCTACCGCAAGACGGCCCGGCGACAGCAATTTTTGCACAAGCAGCTACTGAACAAAGCCGGGTACCATGATCGATTGATTATCGACAGCCTAAAAAACGGTATATAAAAAATCTGCGATTTTAAGAATTCCATACTGAATGAAATGCAATGAAAAGAGAGCTGTCACACATCTTCAGGATTAAAATCATAGGAGCATCCCTTCCGGGGGCAACTGCTGATGGTTTTGCAACATTATCTTCTGCCGTGCCGATTGATTATGAAGAGGAGTCCAAAGAATCGACACAGGGCGTCTCCTACAAACAATCCGTCGAGATATTTTTAGACAGGGCGGATTGTCCCGCATTTTTTGCCCGGCAAACACACTTTCATGCTATTGTCAAATTAAATGACTGTATTAATGAATATACCTGGGGCTCTATCCATGTGCCGGTGAAAGTGATGGTAACGCCCCATTTTGAGAGATTATTGTTGGCTATGTCATGTGAATCTTCACATCCGATCATCTCTTATTAGTCCTTTATAATCAATATGTATAAGCCGTTTTTTGTAAATAAAAAATGGCTGTTTCCTTGTCGACCCTCGCAGGGTCAAAATTATCCATAGATCGGGAGTATTTTCATCAACAGATCGTAGATAGCTTTCTGAGTGACAAACGTTGCGCTTCGGCCGACCTTGGCAATATGCAACGGAAGAGTGTTTTGATGCAGGATACAGATTCCGGCATTTTGCTTTCGAATGATCCGGAAGCGATCAACTCTATTGATGCCGGCAATGAGGTGGTGTTCTACCATCCGGTCAAAGGCGTCATTTTCGCATATCAGAAATGGGGAATAGATTGGGAGGAGTTTTGTTGGGTCCGGTTGTTTTCAACCATGCAATTTGTTGCCAATCTGAAATACGCAGAGAGCAATCCGAACGTTATCGCACATTTTCTTCATATCAATTCCGGCGGCGGCGAGGGTTGGATGCTGGATGTGGCCACGGCTGCCATGCGATCCTGCAAAAAACCGATTTATGCATTTGTAGAACGCATTTGCGCATCCGCCGCCTACCGTCTGGCAGCTCAGGCAATGGTTATCAAAACCTTTACAGACTCCGATCTGATCGGCAGTATCGGCACCTATGTCAAATACCTCGATGTGTCGGAATGGATGAAGATGAACGGATTGAAAGATGTCGAGGTTTATGCGTCACAAAGCGACCTGAAGAACAAAATGGATCGCGATCTCGAGGCGGGTCATCCGGAACAATTTGTCCGGGAAATTCTCGACCCTGCCAACGAACAATTCATCGCCGATGTCAGATGCCGAAAGAAGCTGGCATCACTTCCGGATGACAGTCCGGTGTTACGTGGCGAGATCTTCCGGGCCTCCGAAGCGGTCAAATTGGGTCTTATTGACGGGGTGTTGCCCGATCTTTCAGCTGCTATTCAGGAAGCGCATGATCTTGGGGTGCAAGTTCGAGATAACAATCAATTATTAACCAACATTTAAAATTATGACGTTTTTGGAAAAATTACGGTCGGTGTTTGCAAAGAAAGGTTTTGTGGACAAGGCCAAAAGCAATTCGATGACTGCGGCTGATTGGTCTGCTGTCCGGGAGGCTTACAAAGAGGAGTACGGTGTCGAGTTGTCTGCGGATCAGGCAGCTTATAACACCGAACAGCAGCAGGCGCAGCAGGCACAGCAGCGTGCAGATCAGCTGGAACAAGAAAATGCCGCTGCGTTGACGTTGATCAATCAGGCGCTCAATGAGGATGACGGTGCCTCGGAGTCGGAAGGTCAGGAAGGTCACGCAGAGGAGGGAAATCCCCAGGATCAAAGTTTACTTCAGGGGGTTCAGACGATGGTGACTGCTTTTCAGAAGATGAGCAAGGGCGTGATTCCGGACAAAACCCCGTCTGTCGGTGGAGTGGCGCTGTCGGCCAATGGGCCGGGCCACACCGATCAGTATTTCTGCGGTATCGAGCACGATCTGTTTTCGATGTCACATCGATACAATCAGGTGGCGCGCAATCCAGCTTATGCGATGAAGGTGCTGCCGGTCGAGAAAACTGACGGTCCGAAATTTCATGCGGCTCTCTCGGAGTATTCCGACATGCTGAGAAACCGGATTAACGATCTGCGTTCCAGAAATTCCCTCAATCCGAAGGCCATTCGGGAAGATTTTGCACTGAACGTGAACAGCGACGGACTCGGCAATCAGTATCTGACCCGCCGGACCGACGAGATCATCGTGCGATTGCTGTCGGTGAAGAACGTTTACGATATCTTCCCGCGCCGATACGGGATTCAGGATCGTGAGGTGATGTACAACGCTTTCATGGGCGAATTCTCTCAGGCATACCAGAAAGGTGGAATCTGGAAAGGTAATATCGATCTGAAGCCGGAGATTGCCTATGTGGACGATGCGATGTTCAAGACACTTTTCGACTCGATGAAAGATCTCGAACGGAAATACATTGGCTACCTGAACAAAGACGGTTCTGATCCCATCAAGTGGACGATGATCGAGTGGGCAATGCTGCAGATCAGCACCAAGCTGATCGAAGAGCAGAACCGGCGCAAGATTCTCGGCATCTATGTAAATCCGGAAACCGGGAAGGTCGGTAATTTCCTCAATGCGGGCACCGGCGTTTATTACACGTTGCTGCGCTATTACAACGAAAACAAGATCGCCCTGGTGGATGACTCCGCTTACGCCGGTTACACTTCGGGAGAAACGATGGTGGCGTGCGTGGTCAACATGCTGCAAAAACTGGCCACGACAGTCGACAATCTCGATGCATACGAGGTTATCCTCAATGCCAATCATCGCGCGATGTGGCTGGCCGGAATTCGAGAAATTTACGGCAAGGACACAGACTTCAAAGGGCCGAACGGAGACGAGGTACCCGATCTTCGCAACGTGATTCGGTGGTGTCCCTATATGGGACAGCTTCCGCTGATCATCGTGCAGCAGCCGGGTAACATTCAGTCCCTCGAATTCAATGCTGGCGAGATGTTCGCCGTACAGTTCCTGCCAGACATGGAAGCCGTTAAGGCATGGTCTGTATGGAAAGAAGGCACTTCTGCAGAGTTCAGTGGCAAACCGGAGGGCAGTAAGGCTGCCAAGAAAGCTGCAGGTTTCGGCGATCAGGTGATTTTCATGAACCGTCCGTCTGTGACCTTGGATGCTGATGCGACCACGGTTACTGCAAAAGGAGACTATCGCCACTACATTACCGGGGTCAATACGGCGGCCAAGGCCATTACCGATATCACCGGTGCGAAACCGGGTTTTGCCTATTTGCTCGAGGTCGGTGATGAAACCTATCCGCAGAGTATCGCGAAGTCCGGGAAGTTCGCCGATATCACCAAGGCATATGCACCTACAAAAGAGGGTGACTACATCATGGTTATCCTGAATGCAGACGGAGATAAATTCCTGGAACTGGAGCGTTGCGAAGCCGGTGTACGCAAGATTAATCAGAATCTGCAACCTAACGTGCCGGGAGGCCGATAACAGAAAGAGGAGTTCCTGCATATCATGCGGGGACTCCCCTATTCTATTTTTTTAACATCAGTATTTTAATCAAAATCAAATCAATAACACAACTATTATGACAAAACGAGATTTTAAGCGATTGATCCGCATCGATGCGGTATCACGTAAATACAAAAGTACAATGATGTTGCGCATGCTCATTGTCGTTCTCGCCTTATTTACGGCTCCGACCGTCTGTGCAGCTGTCGCTGATCACGACAACGTCCCTGATGCCATCGTGATGATGGGCTCGTCTACTGTTTTGTCCGTATCGGGGATGGCCGCGATCGGTAATATTGACGACACGTCGGATCAGGATGCCTCTGGAAAACAAATTGCTTATCAGGTTTGGTTGATTTCCCTCAGTCAAGTCGATCAGGATCAAGCATTCCCTCAGCCGAATATGAATCGTGAAATCGGGACGATCCCATTATTGCCAGGCGAATACATGCATTACTTTGAGGCTCATGTGCCGCCGACGGATGATTCCAAGTATGAGCAGGGCGATTTTGCCGGTACCAATACCAATACTTTCGTCTTGCAGATGGCTGGTAATCGGGATGCTGTTTTGAATTTCATCGAATCGTTCGCCGGTGGTAAATTCATTATCATCTATCGCAATTGTGAGTCGAATGAATATCGCATTATGGGTAATCCTTGCAAGCCGATGATTCTTAAGAGCACTGAGCGCGCCAACAATGCTGATAAACGCGGTGTAACGTTGACTTTTGAGAATACCTCTTTCAAACATCCGTTCAAATATGTGGGTGCCATTGTGAAATCGACACCTGTAACTTTGGCTGCAGGTGCTACTACTCTCGCTATTGTGCCCGGCAAGGATGTTTATGTCGTGCCGAACGGCAGTAGTGCTGCGACTCCTATTACCGCAGTCAGCGGCTTGACCGCAAACGATAAGGGACGTACCATTACTGTGATCGGTACCGGCACGGATAAGTGTGCAACGATCGAGGACGGTTCTGCTTTCGTGCTGGAAGGAGGGGCTACATGGACAGGTAAAGAGGGAAGCCGAATTCTGTTCAAGGTACTCGATACGACTCGTCTGGTCGAGGTAATGGGCTCTCGAGTGCAAACGGCATAATTCAGGAGCTATGAACTTTGTGGAGAAAAAGAACATTCATGATCGGTTGCTGGGAGTAACCCACATGGATGCAGACCGGGAGTTGCTGAAAAAGCACTCTCCCGGTCATAAACTGATCGGCAAGCGGACGTTCAATCCTCTATCGGATGCCTCATCGTTGTTGTGGGCATTGCTCGATTTTGCATCGGAAAATGAGATACTGAACAATCGCCGGTCGATTGTGGCTTCCGGAGCCAAAGCCGAAGGGGAATCTGTTCCGGCCAAGGTTGAAGAGGAACCTACTTTGGCCGAAGCTGAAGAGGAAGCCTCCGCGACCAAAGCCGAAGGGGAACCTGTTCCGGCCAAGGTTGAAGAGGAACCTGCTTTGGCCGAAGCTGAAGAGGGAGCCTCCGCGACCAAAGCCGAAGAGATAATTTCTAATGCTAACGATGAAGCTGAACAGATCATTGATGATGCTGAAGCAGAGGCGGAGGAGATTCGTTCTGCCGCAAAAAGGGACGTATCCGATAAAAAAAAATCACAAAAGAAGCCGAATACCCGGCAATAGCATGGACTCGGCTCAGTGATCCGGATACGATCTTAGCGTTGATCTTGTATGAAGATCGCGTACAGACGTATCGACAGATGAAGATTCTGGATTCGCGGCTCGACGAAAAACCGGCCTCCGAGGATGTGCGGGAGTTGGCAGAGTTGAGAATCCAGAATCTTCTTTGTTTTAAAGAACTTCAGGCATTCAACGACACCGGAGAATTCTTATACCGGCATCCGATACTGAAGCATAAATTCGACTATTCGAAGTTGGTCGAGCTGTGGAATAATGACCGCAATGAATTTATGCGCCAATATGATAATTGCCGCAACAGCATAAGGCGGTACCTCGGGCGAATCAACCGAACGGAAGCTACTGAAGCTGACAAAGACGCGGCATATGCGCAATTGACCAAACACCAACAACGAGCAGATCTGTTCAAAAAAATAATCAATCATGAGTCAAACGATTACCATCTATAATCTCGGAGGACTTCCGACGGCACCGCTGGATGCATTCAATGATCTGCAGGAGGATTTTAAGATTTCCGACGATGACAAACTGATGAAATTGGCCCTTGTTATCATGACGCGCGGGTTCAAGTATGCTTTCAAAGCATGGAAAGATCCGGATGGGAAACTGTGGATCATCGATGCACATCAGCGAAAGAAGGCGCTGTTACACCTCCGCAGCCGGGGTGTAGCGATTCCCGAGATTCCATATGAACCTATATATGCGGCGGATAAACGTGAAGCTGTCGAGGAAATTGCAGCCTATAACTCCGAGTTCGCGAAAAAAAATCCAGATACACTGTTGTTTAAAAAATACAATATCACAGACCAATCGCTCGGCCAGTTCAACCTGATTATGCGGGAGGATATGCCCAAAATGGAGGGACTGGGGCTCAATACAAGGGAACTACTCTCCGATCGGATGTCCGCCTTGGATATGGATGCAGAGTACGAAAGCGCTACGGAAGAGCCTAAACACCTTACGAAACCGGGTGATATTTGGGTGTTGGGATCTCATGTGTTGATGTGCGGAGACGCCTGCTCTTCGCAGCAGGTGGGGCGGCTGATGAAAAACGACTATGCGGATCTCATCATTACCGACCCACCCTATAACGTGGACTACGAGGGGGCAACGGACGAACAATTGACAATACGGAACGACCATATGGGGGATGATTCCTTTGATCGCTTTCTGTTCAGCGCGTTGAGAAATATGTATGAGATAGCCCGGAGCGGGGCATCGATTTATGTATTCCACAGCGATAGCGAGGGATTGGCTTTCCGTCGGAATTTTGAGCGTGCGGGATTTAAACTTGCTCAGTGTTGCATTTGGGTCAAGAACAGCATGGTGATGGGCAGGCAGGATTACCAATGGCAACACGAACCGGTTTTGTACGGTTGGAAAGAAGGTGCCGGTCACAGTTGGTATGCGGATCGGAAACAATGTACCGTATGGAACTTTGAGCGTCCGACCCGAAACGATTTGCATCCGACTATGAAACCGGTTCGGCTGATAAGCTATCCACTGCTCAATAGTTCGAAAGAAAACGATATCGTAGTGGATTTATTCTCCGGGAGCGGATCTACCCTGATGGCCTGTGAACAGCATGGACGAAGGTGTCGTGCCATGGAGTTGGATCCCCTCTATGTCGATGCGACGGTGGAACGCTATGTAGCGGCTGTCGGTGAATGTTCCGTGCAGTTGTATCGGGATGAAAAATTGATTTCCTACACAGATGTTTGCCATGGTGATCGATGAAGAGATTTTGAAACGCGTGCGCGATTACGGGTCGTTGGGACACACTCCCCGCCAGGTTGCGGCTTTGCTCCGGATTCGGCATTCGGAGATAGAATCTTTCGTGGATGAGATGATTCGGTCGGATACGCGGCTTCACGAGTTTTATGAATCCGGCAAAGCTATTATGAGCTACAATATGAATGTGGAGCTTGCTCAGCAGGCCGAAAAAGGAGATGCCGATTCCATTAAACTTTTCGATCAGCGTAAACAGGAGCAACGCTACGATGATCTTTGCTCCGAACTGTTTGGACTATGACCTATATCGAGAAATTATCGACCCTGCATCCGGACGTTATCGATGAATTTATCCGCACCGGCACGTCGGATGTTATTCCGATTGATCTGCAGCAAACTATCAGTCAGATGGTATTTGCTATTCAGATATATCGAACCGAGCGGAATATATCATTGGCGGCGCGCAAACTCCAGGTGCGTACCAAAGCTGAACAAGGGATCGACATCAACATCAATACGGCCAAGAGCCGTCTGTATGCCGCGCTGAACTATTTCGACGTGGATTGCAATGTGTCGGAGAATGTATGGTTACGGGACTATGCCAATAAATACGAGGATCTCGTCAAGGTGGCACTTGCAAAAGGCCGCGCCGATGTGGCAAAGGGATGCATGGACGCGGCGCTCGATTGCCGGCTGCGGGCGACGGCTGCCGATCGTCAGGCAACATTGGGCGTGGTGTACGTGATGTCGTCGGAGATTCGTCCGGAAGATCTCGGGTTCCAGACGAGATCCAAAAAGGAGATTGCCCGGAAAGCTCTTGACGGACAGTATGCGAAAATGATCGATTCGCTTAACGTGTCAGCCGAAGAAAAGAAACGTCTACGCGAAGATGCGGAAATAGAGGATGTCGATTTTGAAATGATTGAAAAAGAGTGTGATGACGAACGATAAGATATCCGAGATCGAACAGAAGTACATGAACAAAATGCAGCTTAAAGTCAACTGCATCGATACCAATGTAATCATTGCTGAAATCGCCCGGGCCGGAGGCAAAACGGACGGTGTGATGGCTCCCCGCATCGTGCGGGTTGCCGATGCAATGCCGGGCGAGATGTCGTTCTTGGTGCACAAGACATACGTCTCGCTGATGACCAACATTGTGCCCAATATTCGGGCTGTTTTTTCTCAGATAACAGCTTCCGGCAGGCCGTTGCTGGAAGAAGGCGTACATTATGTGATCGGGGCAAAAAAACTACCGCCGCATTTTCACAAACCGCGCCGGCCTATTACCTATCCAAAACATAGCATTGTATTCGTCACCGGGCACCATTTAAAACTGGTCAGTTCCGACATGCCGGAATCGTCTGCCGGAGACAGTGCGGTCCATGCGTTTATCGAAGAGATGAAGTTGCAAAAGGGACAGCGCTTGAAGTCGCGGATATTTCCGGCGGTACGTGCTACGTTCGGCAGCAACCGTGACTGTCCCTATTACCTCGGTATCACGGGAGTCACCGATACGGCCCGGTTGGATCTCGGAGAGGACAACTGGTATGAAGAGTACGAACGGAACATGAACGAAGACGTGATTACCGATATCGTAAACGCATCGTTGCACAAAGATTATGCGGTTCGGAAGATATACGAGCTTAACAATGCCTTGCGTTCGGAAACGAATCCGCTCGTGGTGATGAAGATGCAGGAAACGATCCGTAAAATGAAACATCGGGTAGATATTTGGAATCCCATTCTCAACGAAATGCGCCGGAATCAAAGTTATTACATTCGGGCTTCGAGTTTCGTGAACAAGGATTTCCTCGGGTTAAAGTTTTTTCAAACACAGCGGGATAGTCTGAGCGACGATGAATTCTATTCCTCCATATGCAACATTCGGATACGAAGGGTTGTAGATATGTTTTTTTGCAACTTCAAAAATGAAAGGCATTGCTATAATGATAGTTATAAATACTCCTCTATTCTGTCTTTCGATCTGACGGACAGTTTCCGGCTGACCGCCGGTTACCTCAAATATTTCCGGCGCTCGGAACCACTGCTGCTGGGGTATGATCCGGGTGGATTTTCTTCACTCGTTGTAGCGCAGCAGGATCAACGCACAAACGAGTGCAGGATACAAAAAGAGTTCTTTGTATATCGGCCATGGGACCAGGTGCAATTGGCTGCGAAGTTCGCAGAATTCTATGCGGACGATTACGATAAAGACGTGGAAATTTTACTCTACTATGACCGGGCCGGCAACAAACGCCGCGAGGAACTGGAGCAAATCACGACGGATGCCCGTATTCTTCAGCGTGAACTGGAGAACCACGGATTCCGGGTTCGTTTGATGAACGAAGGTCAGAAAACCATTTATCACTACGAGCAATATATATTATTATCTATGTTGTTCTCAGATAGATATAAGCAGTTGCCTCGTGTTTTAATTGACGAAAACGAATGCAAAAATCTGGTATCGGCGATAAACCTCTCGCCACTTAAGCGCCGCGATGACGGACGTATCGAATTGGATAAAAGTTCAGAGGTTAAGGTGCCGATCCAATACCAGGCCGGACTGACAACGCAGCTGCCGTCGGCATTGATTTATCTGCTCTTCGGGTTGTATGCAGAAAAATTGCCGTCGGAGATCAATCAGAATCCAATATTGCCAGATAATATCGTGGTTTAAGGCAATAACTTTTCAACAACCTAACAAAATTGCCATTTTTGATAAAAATGAGTCGTTTTAAGTTTTTGATTTTCAGTAATGATAATTGAAGATAAAACATCATTCAAACAATCGTTTCAGAGAAATCTCCGCCCCCGCTAATGTTCGATAGTGCTGTGCACTGCCCCCTCGTTGCTTGGAAATATGACAATGCATTAAAAATCAAATAATTGCACAAAAAGTCAAGGGAAAACCCGAAGCAGATCCACCGACATCCATAAGGGTGCCGGACGGATGCATAATCGATCGCGTGTCCTTTGGTAGGCATGGAGGGTGCGATACCTTGGCATTATGGAAACGATAGGACTGATAGAGGCGCTGCGGTTGGCCGGGGAGATATCCAAGCTGCCGGACGGAACGTTCACCATCGCATTCTATCCTTACAACAGGCGCAAGGGTATTGCATGGAATGTCCTGCGCACGGTATCGGGATGTAGGGTGCGCAAGCAGCTGCCGCAGGATAAGTTTTGGATCGACAGTGATAACTACTTCCTGTTTAGTGACGAGCGTGGAGATCCCAAAACCTGCTATCGAGTATTGATCCGCTATATGGGATTTCCGCAGGATAACTTCAAACTTCGTAAAGTGATATGGTAGAGAGTAACGGTCGATACGGCTTCAGCGTAACGGATAATTCGGTGCTCACCTTTCAGGTGGGCGGCGAGTCTATACAGGACGTGCTGGGCGGACGGGATGAACGCTTATTGCGTCCCCCCCTCCGGGATGGTCATCTGGTCAAGGTAGACAAATATAACGTACTTACGCGCGGACATAACGATGCGCAGATCGAGGAAATTTCGCGCGATGTGAAGAGCAACCGCCTGATGCCCGAAGTGATCGAGAAGCAGATCAAGATCATGTTCGGCATGGGACTGTATGTATATCGCCCCGAATTCAACGAAAAGGGCAAGTTGGTTCGGAAGTGGCAGGAGTGTCCGCGCATAACCGCGTGGCTCAAATCCTGGGAGGATTACGGCGTGACGGACGACTATAACGATTTCGCCCTGGCCTGCATCCGCCGGTATTATTATTTCGAAGATTACTTTGTCAAATGGCGCTTTATGCGCGGAAAGGCCGTAGGTAAGATGCCGGTGGCAGCCCTCGAGCTGGTAGACAATTCTCGGGCCCGGCTGGCTACGGAGAAAAACCTGAGTCCGTTCGGCATTTACGATTACGATGATTTCACCCATGTAATGGTCGGCGATTGGCGATATCGCGGTGAATTCCGTGTTTATCCGCGTCTGCGGGTGCAGGATATCGCTTCATACGATGTGGCGATATCGCACCATGCCAATGACGATATCGACAGCATCTATGGTCGCAGCAAGTCTTACGACGGAATTCGGGAGTGGCTGAAGGCCGCCAACGAAAACCCGAAATTCATCCGGTCGTTCCTGCGCAACGCTATGGCAGCGAAAATGCACATCATCATTCCGAACGAGTGGGTTGAATCAAAAAAGAAGCAGATCACATCGCTTTGCGACCACAACAGACAGCTCAAAAAAGAGGGGAAAGAGATGGTGCGGTATAACGGAATCGAAATCGGGAGCGATTACAACGAAGCCCTGTTGATGCAATATATCAATGTCGAACTCGAGCGCCTGACTTCATATCTGAGCGGGTCGGAGAATCAGGGCAAAATGTTTTCCACCTTCTCTTTCCGGGATAAGAACGGCGAAGAAGTGAGGTGGCGGATCGAGCAGGTGGATCTGAAGTACAAAGAGTATATCGAGTCGCTGATCACTTTTGACCGCCGGGCAGATGAAGTGCTACTGAGTGCGAAGGGAATCGATCCGTCGATTTCGAATGTCAGCAAAGAGGGCGTTATCTCCAAATCCGGCAGTGATGCTCTCTATAATTACATCATCTACCTTCTGCAGCTTCCCGCGCCGGAGAAGATCTGCTGCGACGCCCTGAATATGGCCGTAAGGGCCAATTTCCCCGACCTGTGGGCGCAGGGTTATATGCTGGGGTTCTATCGTACCACCCCGGAAAAGCAAGAGGATATATCGCCGTCAAACCGCCTAAAATCGAACGACTATGAGTAGCGTGCATATTTTTGTGACCGTAGACGATATCAAGGCGATAGCTCCAGGTGCCGATCAATCGTTGATAGAGGACACTGTCAGGCCCTATCTGCTGCCGGCTCATAAGATCGTCGCAGCCATTATAGGCGTACCGCTGTTTAACGACATCTCCGAGGAGAGTGATACCGATACGAAGAAATACCTTGTTACGGCGATCGTCAACCGCGTGATGTACGACTACAAGCTTTTCGAGACAGTTCAGAAGCGCCAGACCGGCAGCGGGGACACCTTCAAATATGAACTACAGGCAATGCAGGAGGCGTACCTCGGATATTATTTCGATGCTATCGATTCGTTGATTGCCGAACTGAATGCTTCGCCGGATACGTACCGGGAGTGGAAGCAGACACGTGCAGCGAAGACGCTGGATTCGCTGCTTCTGAAAACGACGGAGGAATTCAATGCCTGCTACGGGATCGACTCTTCGGATTACTTTTTTTTCTCGTCTATTTTCCTGCAGGAAAAAGTAATCGATAAATATATTTCGGGCATGGACCTGACAACTTTGACGGAAGTCATGTTACGGCGAATCAAAGGAGTCGTTGCAACGCTTACAGTGGCTTATGCCCTCCGGCAATTCGATTTCACGATGCTTCCGCGCTCTTTGCGCAATGCGTCGGCGGACGGAGCATACCGGCATGCCTCTTCGGAGCAAAATGACATGTACGAACTGTCCGAATACCTTTTCACGCAAGGTGAAGCGGAACTGGAGCAGATTCGCTTCGCTTTAAGCACTCCGGAGGCCGGCAGCGATATGCCCTCTGAAAACAACTTGAATGATCCGCGTCAAAAATTCTTTCTCTTCTCATGATCAGTTTTTCGCTCGGCAAACATACCTATAAGATTCCCAATGCATGGGACGAGTTGACGCAAAGGCAATATCTCCTGCTCGTTCCCCTACTCGATAAAATGACGAGCGGCGCGTTGTCGCTATGCCAGGTACGCGTAAAATGGCTGCTGGCGATTATGCATCTGGAACGGATCAGGATACGCCCGGATCAGGCCGATGTATTTGCGGACAACCTCTATACCCTATCCCGGCAGATTACTTTTTTCTGGTATGTTGATTACGGTGAGGCGGCTATCGACCTTGCTCCCAATGTCAGGAAGTTGGTCCGCAAACTGCCGGCGGAAGATATCGTGTCCACCAATCCAGAATTGCGGTATCTCCAGCGGCTCGATTATTCGATTCGGCTGGATGCGGTATGGGCGACGAACCTGATTCCGTCCATCGATGCCGGCTGCCGGGAGTATAGCGGCTGGGAGGCGCGTATTGAAGCCGGGATGTTGATCACCACGATGACCACCCGGCAGTTTACGCAAGGGTATGACCTGCTACTGACGATCGGTAACGGCTATGCCCGTTCATCCATGCTGTTGCTTGCGGCGCTGCTGTACGGTATCGATGCGCATGGGGAAGATGCCGATGATCTGGAATTACTGGACGACGATCTGCTGCAGGCGATAGTCCTGAACTTTCAGGCGTTCGTTTCGTTCATTTTCACCAAAACGCACTTCTCTGTTCTTTGGAGTCGCGATCTGCCGGCCAAGCCGAATCGCAAGGTGTCGATGAGCATGAGCGAGGGTGTGTACGCGCTTTGCAACAAAGGATACGGCAATTACGATCAGGTCGAGAATATGCCGTTGATGACCTACCTGTCGATCCTGCGCGCAGATCTCATCTCGTCAGTTCGGTCAATGCACGATACGGGATCGGCACCCGAGAAGATTGCCGAGCAGACAGGAATGCCGTATGACTTAATAATTCAAATGATATGATACTTCGCGAAATCAAAGAGTATTTCAAAGCCAAACAGCAGGCTGTTCCGGATGTGAAGCATTTCGTATTCGGAGTCGATGAAAAGGCTCTCCGGGAGCTCGTCGCTCAATTTTCCGGGCTCTATATGTTTGTCGATTACGGTCAGCTTTCCAGTACGACCGATAAAGAGAACCGCGTTTCAGACAAAATGGAATGCGCGGTCACCATCGCGAAGCCGCTGGGAGCGAATCAAATTCCGCCGGATGATGTCAACGCTATTGCGTTCGCGTGTTTCGAGTTCGTGGCGGAACTGCGCAGGATGATGTACCGGGACTTCAGGGAATGCCCGTGGATGAAGTATCTTTCGCCGTCGCATGAAATATTGCCGTTCGTTGCGCCCGATATCGCACGGTCGGTCGGCAGCACACTTACCTTCCGGGTGGAAGGTTATGATCTCCTCGGTCTGAAAGACCGGTGAGGGTTCGTTGTTTGGGGTTAGTTTGAGTGGAGATCCTCCGGGCGTATGTTCGGGGGATCTTTTTTTTTGAAATTAATACTAAAACTAGTTGCAAATGTAACTGAAAATAGTTACATTTGTGTGTTGATTTTTATTAAAATGCTATATAAAATGAGCAAAAATGAAAAATTAATTGAGAGGTTCAAGACTTTACCTTCAGATTTTACTTTCGAAGAGATGCAAAAATTATTTTCGATTTTCGGATTTGTCGAAAACTCCAAGGGACGTACATCCGGATCTCGCACAGAATTTGAGAATAAGGAAAAAGAGTTGTCGTATACCCTACATAAACCGCATCCTGTAAATGCAATCAAAAAATACGTAATGAAACAAGTGTTAGAGTATTTGCAGGACAATGACTTATTGGATCGTTGATGTTCGGCTAACTTTATAAATCTTAAAATCAAGAAATTTTAAAACTATAACTATGGGAGCACTGAAATATAAAGGCTATATCGGTACCGTTGAATATAGCGAAGAGGATAATTGCCTGTTTGGGAAAGTTCAGGGATTACACAAAATAGCTATTACCTATGAAGGTGATTCTCTCGCCGATCTTGAGGCCGATTTCAAAGCAGGGGTGGATGATTATCTTCATAAATGCGAAGAGCGTGGTGTTGAACCGGTGAAGCCTTATAGTGGATCACTGAATGTCAGGCTTACACCCGATCTTCATGGTAAGGTTGCTGCGATTGCGCAACAATTGGGAATATCTATCAATGCTGTGATTAAAAATGCGTTGACAGATTTTACCAAACATGCTTTATAATCCTATCTGTAGTTTAACCGGAAAAACCTGTAGATTATATGGTGCCGTATCTGAAACACGTGTAAAATGTCACCCTCTACAGGTGACAGTTCGAGTTTGTCCGGATCTTTAAGGCCGCCTATGTGGTGGCTTTTTTTGTTGGAAGGGTTGGTATTCAATGAGAAAAACAATATATTTATATCCAAACAAATAACTTGAATTATGATTGCGGTACTATTTTTTATGGGGATGCCAGCGTGCATATTCAGCGAGGTCTCTGCTGATGTTATATTCTCAGTAATCATTTCTTTGGGAACATTTATTCTCGGGTATATTATTACTGGAGCGATATCCAAACAACAAAAATTCAAAGAAAGACGATTGATACAACAAACTATTGTCGAGGGCTTGGAAGGCATCCAATCGCATCTACGTACATATATTGGGTCTGTGCGTAAATTGGCTAATGACATTCAGAGTTCGGATGAACTAAATCCGCAAGCATTTAAATGTAATAGAGTGTCTTTGTCAAAATTTAATGAAATTCCATTCGATAAATTATCCGATGCCTTATTGTTTCATATTAAACGAAACAAGCAGGCAGAAGCCTCAAGAATCTTGTTTCAATATATTTCGGATATAGAGTTTCTAATTGAGGTGCAAACGTTAGTAAAAGAGCATTATAATCAATATAAAGATACGTTTGTAGCTTATATGAATCAATGGAATGATTTGTGGCCGTCCTTCTGCAAGGATATTGAAGGTAATTTTCACCGATTGTCGTTAACTGGGGGATCCGCGGAATTGGTTGTTTATCAGGATATTTCATCAACTTTAGATGATATGACAAAAAAGTGCCATGGCAATCAAATTAAATTATCTGTGTTACAAAGTTTTTTTGCGACGTGTCGTGATATACTGAATCGTCCAACTGTAACTGTGTATCCTTCTAATCTGGCAGATACTCGCGTCCTCTTTTTAAAATTGCAAACGATAATTCTTCAAATTTCTGTTTTACAAGAATATAGTCAGGTATTTACTAATTATGTAAATAGTATTACGGATGTACAAACTGAGTTAAAGTGTATCAAAGAATTTTATCAAGCAAATGAAACTCGATGGTGGTGACTGGAGATATTGCGGGTATGTATTAACGCACCTGCACTTCGTCAGTTATACTTTGGGCCTGAATTGAAATGTCAGGGGAAAGTCATAAAAAAAAGAGCCTCCAGGCTCTTTTTTATTGGGGACGAGTAGGATACGTTGATTTTCAATAAATAATTGTAAATTTAAAGTGTCTAACTAAAACCTAACGCTATGTATTACAGTGAACCCTCGTTATTAGGAACATTATTTTACATCGTGATGTTGGTGATCAGCATCATCATGATCGTAAAATTTTTCGGCATTGCAAAGAACATTCGCCTCATGCGGGAATACATTTGTAAGGGTGCCAGTTATTATATAAACAAAGCCGATATGGAACGAGCTATGGGCCAAACTGCAGAGGAGATTGATTCTTTGAAACGGGCTTTGTTCGTACTTGGTGATAGTGATATGGTTCAAGATGGCGTTTGGCGTCAGGCTGTGAAAGCAAGATTATCCGAACTTGAAAACCAAAGTAAATAATTATGGGCGAAGTAGGACCAATTTTAATATTTGTTTTTCTTGGCGCAGGACTTTTATTGGTTGTTGCATGGATATGTACAGCGAATTCGTCCGTTAAACCCCCTCGAGCATATGGGTATCATGTCGATCTTGCCGACCTGGCCCGGCAAGCCGGAGATATCCAGCGAGAGCAGGAAGAGCTTAACAAGGCCCTGGAAAGCCTGGATGGAAATGAGAAATTTAAACAGTTTCGGGCTCGGATAGAGGCTCGAATCAAACAACGTGACAACCATGAATGAAATTGAAACTGAATTTAAACGCCTTGGATTTACTGATGAAGAGCTAGCCAAGGGCGATCTCCATCAGCAATTCAATTATAGCTACGATTTTGATTTTAGCTCAAAAACGATTGTCGTAAGTAAATATTCTAATAACACAAAAACTGAAGAATTATGCCCAACTGGCACGAAATTATGCAAGAACTAAATCGTTCTGGTAGCACGTTTGACGTTATCCGTCGTCGTTATCTTAAAATGTTGTCCGAGTATACGGGAAGAAATGTCATAGCATATTATTCAGGATGGTTGCAGAAACCGCAAGCTGACGCAGGATATATCGCTATCACAGATGCGGACAAAAACGGGTTCATGAATGCCATACATGGAATGGATCGGAAAAAAGGTCTAGATTTGATTCTACATACTCCCGGAGGTGATACGGCGGCTACGGAATCTCTAGTGGATTATTTACACAGCATGTTCGGCAATAATATTAGAGCGATTGTTCCGCAGCTGGCAATGTCTGCAGGTACCATGATCGCATGTGCCTGCAAAGAGATTATTATGGGGGAACAGTCCAATTTAGGCCCGATTGATCCTCAATTTAATGGAATGCCGGCTCATGCCGTTTTGGAGGAGTTCGACAAAGCCTGTGATGCGGCTCAACATCAGCCTTGGAAAATACCCATATGGCAACCTATAATTTCTCGGTATAATCCGACTTTCATTGTAGAATGTACGAAAGTGATTACATGGTCGAATGAGATGGTTTCCGGTTGGCTGCGAAATAATATGTTTCTAGGGGTGCCAACGGAAGAACAAGAACGGACAATTAGTACCGTTCTACAAGAGCTTGGAGACCATTCTGTGAGTAAATCCCATGCGAGACATTTATCAAAAAAGAAATGTGTGGATATGGGGTTGAAGATTATTGATATGGAAAGTGATCAGACGTTACAGGATAATATTTTATCGATACATCATGCATGTATCCATACTCTTGCAGGAACGCCTGCTGTTAAGTTGATCGAAAATCATGATGGAATCGCTTTTATTCAGCGCGAATAATCAATAAAGAAGAGCCGTGAAAACTGAACCACACCCCGAGAGTTGTGTAAAGACTTTCGGGGTGTTTTTTGCATACACGTGAACAACCTGTCAAAATTTTTACTATATTTGTAATACTCAATCATACTTCAGGGCAGCGATGCCCACCTCGTCAGGTGGTTTTTTTATGCCCCTACGGTACATATTATTACGTTATAAGACTTCGGTCGCGTACCCCCGTGCGAAAGGCGTAATGCCTGAGCAAATTGCCCTGAAGGTGATTGAGTAGCGGGACAGGCGCGACCGTTTTTATTTGCGCCGCAAAATACTCAGTCACCATGGAAATCGATTTTTTCTGGCTGATCGTTGCCGCAGCGGCAGCGTTCACCCTCCGGGGCCTCTATCGCAGGATCCGTTACGCTCACCTACTCCGTCGTCGCCGGCGCACCACTTCCGACCGGCCCGTTGCAGTTCTCTACTACGTTTCACAACCTTTGCGCTACTGATATGGCCCGTAGACACAATACGGTGCAGTTCGACCTCAAGGAGATCGGTCTGCGCGGCCCTGAAATTCCGGCCGGGGTGCAAAGTGCTGCGAAAGATATGATGGTGCTGTTATTTCATTTCAATCAGATCGTCAGTGAGTATTTCCTGATTTGTGAAAAGTACAAGGACCTCATTGTTGGCGATGAAGAGTTCCATTTTCTAGAGGCTATACGCAAATGCCGGTCGATTGTGGCGAACCTGATCGACGATGCCGTGCTTACAGGAATGAATGATAATTCTTATATTTGTGAAAATGAGCGGAAAACCCGAGAATAAGGCTGCTATCGAAATGGCGATTGCCGTGCTGTCCGAAACATTCCGGCCGGCCGAATCGCTCGACGCTACGGCCCGGAAATACACGACGGCGGATATCGCCGAGGCTATTGCCCAAACGACCGGGCAGATGCCTTCGGTCGAGGTAGTTTACGAAGTGATGATCTCAGAGGGATACCGCTATGTGGTCGATGAAACCTCTTCTACGCTGCGATACGTGTGGCTGCTGAAGTATAACTGCTGACGTTATGGATCTGATATCTATTTTTCTGGCCGGGTTGTTCGTATTACTGATTGGAATGTTTGCCGATCAGTGGAAAAAAAGTGCCGCTGAACGCAAACGTGCCGCCGAAGAGGAGGCCGAACGTCAGGCGGTGGAAGAATATTACCGCAAGCTCTATCCGGCGGTTTCTTATGACGTGGAATTTCCCAATCCCGCTACGGTATCATCCGAACGGATCGCCGATTACCTCCGGACGGAAGAGCGTTTCGGGGTTGTAATCAAATATCTGGAAATAGCCAAAGAACGTCAGGCTCCTGCGCCCGTTATCGCAATGATCGAGCAAAAACTGAGCGAAATGAGAGCGATTATCCGTCAGTCATTCGCCGAATCAGTGGAATAACTTATAGAAAACGTTTGTCAGCCCTCCGGAAATCTCCGGAGGGCTTTTTTGTCCTTTATACGGCCCTTAGTTCGAACCATATTCGCAGTATGGTTACTGACAGTTATACTCAATCGAAGCCGCTCAATCAGATTATTGCTGAAGGGTATGGAGAGGTGATCCCTACCCTTTTGCGCCGTCAGGCGGCCATTGCCGACCGTTATTACCGACGCCGGAATGCTCCGCATCTGGCCGATGTTCTCTTGCGTAGCGATCTCTATGAAATCAAGTCAGATGCCGATAGTGTTCGGCTCGAAATCGACTACCCGAATACGATCCGGTTCCTGGATTTGAAAAAGACGAGAAAAGGCAAGAAGAAACGTTACTACACACCCATCTATAACCGCCCATTGTTCGGTCATGTCTATGGCCGGGGCTATTCTTTGTCCGCCGTGGTGAATCTGGCTATCCGGCAGGAGTTTGACCGTTACATAGCGCTTTTCAGGGAATTCGACAATACGACTATTGAGATATGATCAAAGAAGATATCATCAAAACGCATATCCAGACAGATGGATTTCAAAAAGTTCAGGCCGATATTTTGGCAACGCAGAAGCGTTTGGCAGAATACAGCGAAGAGATCAAGGATCTGAAATATCAGAAAACCCTGCTCATTGCCGAAGGGAAAAAGGAAAGCGCCGAATATAAAAATATCAATGCCCGGATCAAGGAGCTTACCGGTAATGTAGCCGTCGAAAAAGCGGCTCTTGACAAATTGTACGGCTCGCTCAATATGACCCAGATGAGCTATAACCAGCTCAAGAAGCGGGCTGACGAATTGAAAAGGGCCCTGAACAATTTATCCCAAAATGTCGAACCGGAGCGCTGGAATCGGTTGAATAATGAACTTCAGCAGGTTCAGCGTCAGATGGAGAAAGTCCGTGTCGGTATGCGAAGTGCTTCGGCAGAGGTTAGAAACACCCCCTCCATGTGGCAAAATGCGATCGGCAAGGTTAAAAACTTCCTTCCTGCTTTGGGGATCAGCTCCGCGATTATATCCGGATTCAACAAATTGAAACAACTGATCAGTGAATCCACTCCGGCATACCGTGAATATGACGATAAGCTGGCCGATGTAATGAAAACAACCGGACTTGCGAAAGATGAAACCGAAGCGTTGTCGAAAAGTCTGAAGAAAATCGATACGCGTACTCCACAGAATGAATTGCTCGACTTGGCCCGGGTGGCAGGCAAGCTCGGTATCGACAGCGCCAAGGAAGTCGAAGGGTTTGTTCGTGCTGCAGATAAAATCAATGTGGCTTTGAGTGAAGATTTAGGCGGTAATGCAGAAGAGGCCCTGAATGAGGTTGGTAAATTGGTGGATATTTTCAATATCAAACAAAAATTCGGGATCGAGGATGCGATGATCCGCGTCGGGTCGACTGTCAACGAATTGGGTGCAGCCAGTACGGCCAATGAAGGGTATATCGTCGATTTTACCAAGCGTTTGGCTGGCGTTGCTCCGCAGGCCAATATCTCCATACAAAATGTAATGGGATACGGAGCGACCCTCGATCAGTTCGGCCAACAATGCGAAACATCCGGTACCGCGATGTCGCAAGCCATTACCGGCATGTTTAAGAAAACAGATGTTTATGCAAGGATCGCCGGAATGAGCGTCAAAGATTTCACCGCTTTGATGAATAAGGATGCTAACGCAGCCTTTATTACCTTCCTGAAAGGCTTGAAAGGCAACAACGACGGTATGGCTGCCATGGTGAAAAACCTGAATGATTTGAAAATGGATGGCAGCCGCACGACCCAAATTCTCGGAGCTCTTGCGTCCAATGTCGAAACGCTTGAGCAACAACAAATGTTGGCAAACCAAGCGTTTGCTGACGGCACGTCGATCATCAATGAGTTTAACACAAAGAACAACACGGCGCAAGCGCAGTACGAAAAATCGCTGAAAATAGTGCAAAATATTCGGGTTGAGATAGGTAGGTTTTTACAACCAGCCATTCAGGCATTGTATAATACAATTGCTTATGTCGCGACTGATAGTATCGAGCATTTAAAAGATGAATATCAACAATATAAGAGCACATCGGTTGAGATAGAAAATAAGCAAAAGCAGATCGATAATCTAGCTACGACTTATTATAAGTTGAAAGGAGAAACGAACTTAAGTGCAGAAAAACAGCATTTATTGAATGATACAGTCAAGAAATTGGCTGAACAGTGTCCTGAAGCAGTGTTGGGTTATAATAGATATGGAGAAGTAATTGATATAAACATTCGCCGTTTGGATGAGGCTATTCAGCGACAGAAAACGCTGAATGAATTGATGGGTAAAAATGTGGCATCGAAAGCTCAAAACAACATAAAAGATGAGTGGAATAAACTGCAAAAAAATATTGATAAAAGGCAGCAATCTTCTGTTTTGATTGCCAAGTATCAGGATCAAAAAACCAACGGAACAGCACTCCAAAAAACAAATGCCGGACAAGTGCTTGCCCAGCAACAATTCCAATTTAATAAGGCATCTAACAATATTAACGAAGCCCGCGTCAATTTGCGGGAAAATATTATCATGCTTCGCGATCAGGGGGCAACTTATCAGGAGATTGCCGAAGCCACAAAAGTTTCGGTTGTCGATTTGATGAATATTAGTTCGGCTAAGGTTGTTAGTGATATTCGAACCTTACGGTCAATTGGTAAAGGGTATGCCGATATTGCCAAAGAGATCGGTGCTCCGGTTGAAGCCGTGATTAAAATAGCCGCTTCATACGATAAGAATTACGATCGTCCTTTGGGCGAGACGGATGATAAACCTAAAACATCACCTAACGTTCCTGATGCCGATCCCAAAGAAAAAGGCAAATGGTCTATCGAGCAAGACGCTCAGTTTATGAAAGAAAAACTGGCGCTCCGGGCGAAACTCCAGTCCGGGGAATTATCCTCGGAACAGGAATACAATGATCGATTGCTCACTTTGGAGATCGCCTCTCTCGAGCGCCGCATAGCCCTGAATAAAGAAAAAGGAACGGACCTTCAGGCGTTGCAGGATGATCTTGCAGACAAGCGGTACAAGCAGAAAAAAAGCGACGAGGATCGTCTGAGCAAGTTGATTGCGGCCAGTCTGGAGGGCGGAAAGAATCCGGAGCTGCAGCAGGATATCGACAGGGAGAATGCAAGCTACAAGAAGCGGCTGGAAGACCTCGGCCTTTTCTGGAAGGACCGAAAGGATATGACCAAAGAGGAGCTTGCCGCCTTGGAGAACTTGGAACGTCGGCACAACGAAAACCTGCGGTATATCTACATCGGCGAAACCCAGCGGAGGTTCGATGCCAATCGGCAGATGGCCGAGTCTTCGATCAATGCACTGAAAACCGAGCATAATAACCAACTCGCAGATGCCGAAACCTTTGAGCAAAAAAAAGCTCTGGTGGCTCAGTTGTATGGTGATGAACGGGCCAAACGGGTCCGAACAGAAAACGAGGCTCTGAAGTTGATCCGCAAGAAGTACACGGCTGAAGAGGATGAGCTTGCCCGGAAAGAACTCGAGAACTTGATCAGCATCTACCAAGAGATGATGACCGAGTTGGAGAAAGTTTTGGCAAACGCTGATGTAACAGGAATGACAGATGCTGATCGGGACGTTCTTCAGCAAAAGATCGACGATCTGAAGAAGCAAATAGCGGCTCTGAAAGGAGAAAATCCTTCCGGTGATGATAAGAAGTATGGTGATGATCTGGATATACTTGGTTTCTCCAGAAAACAGTGGTCAGACCTGTTTGATAATCTCAAGAGCGGAAAATTGAGCTTTCAGGATTGGGGCGAAGCTATCGGGATGATCGGGACCGCAATGGCGAATGCCTTTTCCACAGTTTCAAATTTAATGACCGCCATTGAAGAACGTCAATTTAAAACCTACGAAAAAACAGCAAATAAGAAAAAGAAAACTCTTGAACAACAGAAAAATGCGGGAGTCATTACAGAAGCAACCTACAACAGTAAAGTTCAAGCGATCGATGAGGAGACCGAACGGAAGCGAGAAGAAATGGAGCGAAAGCAAGCGATTCGCAATAAGGCTATGTCCGTATTCCAATCATTAATTGCAACTGCAGTCGCTGTAACTCAGGCTCTCCCCAATGTTCCTCTGTCTATTATCGTCGGTGCATTAGGCGCTATTCAAACAGCTGCAATTTTGGCGACTCCATTACCGGGTGCCGAACAGGGAGGTATGATCAACGTGGAGCGGGAGCAGGATGGCCGCCGGTTTTATGCGGAATTTTCTCCTAATCGCCGTGGGTATGTGAACCGTCCGACCGTCATTGTCGGCGAGAATGGTCCGGAGTATGTGATTCCGAACGAAATGCTGCAAAATCCGGAAGTAGTCGGTTTCGTGAATGCGATTGAAGCTGCCCGTCTGAAAGGTGAATTCCGGAATCCTTTGAATATGCCGGTTCCAGGCCGTGCATCGGGTGGGTATGTGATGCCCCCGACGAATACGGCAGCTTCATCATCTGCAGGGGGCGTTGCCGCAAGCAGTACCGTCAGTATACCGCCCGAACTGATCGCGACTCTGGACCGACTCAACAAACGTCTCGACAAACCGTTGCCAGCCTATCTGCGTAAATACGGCTCCGGCGGATTGTATGATGAAATGAACCGGGACAGTAAGATTCGTAAAACGTTGTAGCTATGTTGCAAATAATCGTCAATAATCAGCAGGTGGATTTGCTGGAAGATACCGAAGTATCGATTACCATCGAGCATCCGATGTTTTCGACCGATCATATTCCAGTCCCCTACTCTACGGATATCGATCTGCCGCTGTCCCCGCGCAACCGGATGATTTTCGGTTTTGTCGACCGTCCGGCCCGCACGGCAGCGTTTGAATCTCTTCCGGCACGTATTCTCTTTGCCGGACTGGAGATCTCCTCCGGAGAGATCAAAGTATCAGAGGTGGAAGAGACGATCACAGCGAACTACAACGGCGTGATGATTCCGGCGAACGTGGATAAGATGGCCTATCGGCAGAACCTTGGCCGGATCGATTTCGGTGCTTCCGCTGTGCAGGTGGCCTGCAATAACTACTTCATCGCGCGTACGGAAGAAGAGTACCCCGATCTTGTGGCGGCCCCCGTTAGCATTGATGCGCGCGTGGCCGGGGAGATCGTTGACGGGAACACCGTCACGCAGGTGTCTGCTTCTGCCTGGATCAACGGTTACGATGAGAGTAACGGCGATTATCTTCCGGACCAGTACCGGCGGGACAGTCACCTCAATAAAATTTTGCCAGCGTTTCGGGTCGGATGGTTGCTGGACAAACTGCTCGACGGACGGTGCGTCAACAATATTTTCAATACCGGGGAGTGGCGGCGGCTGATGATCCTCTCGACCTGGCATCCGCGCTATAAACCCGATGATCAAACTGCGGTGTACGATGTCGACGATCAGGGGAATGCCTCGTTGACGCTGGCCGACTTTATGCCGAAGAAAGCCGCGAACGAAATTATTGTCGAACTGCTCAAGCTGCCGTGTGCCTCTATCTATGCTACCGGGGGCGCCTTTACGATCGAACTGAACCGCGATATACTGGACCGAAAGGTTATCGGCGACGACTGGACGGGGAAAGTCGTCGGGCGCGTGACCATCTCGGAGCAGGAGGCACAGCGTTATGTGGCCGGATATTCCCAGGAGGATGCCGAGTTGTCGGCAGACCTGCAGGTGACCGATTCCGATAACATCCTACATATATGTTCCCTGAATCCCACGCAGGAGATCCAGCCGAGGACTTTCAAAGTTGCCAATACCGGTCAGGTGATCGAGCGTATCGCGGCGGACGATGTGACAGGGGTCGACTTCAATGTACTCCGGCAGTCGATGAGCATGGAGGAGGAACAGGACCCCGACGATGATCGGAGCGATTACGATATGAGCTTCGGAGGGTCCGTAGTTACGACGAATATAGGTTTGCATAAAAGTACCGATAACACTTACGGTCAGGGGCACCGATGGTACTATTCTCCGCAGATCAGCGAGGCCGCTAAGGAACGTCCGGACAACCTGCTCGTAGCGCTCTATTACGGAATGAGCCGCGAGATCCGCTGGGCGGCGCGCGACTTTTACAACTATCCTTACCTGACGCATTGCAATTACGATTGCCGGGGCAACCGGCTCGGAGATCTGTCGCTGTCATTCACTCAGACGGACGGACTTGCCGCATACCACAATGATTTCAAAGCGTGGATCGAGCGGGCACATCGCATGCTTAAATGTAAGGTGCATCTGAATGCCGTGGATCTGCACAACCTCGACATGCGGAATAAAATCATGTATAAAAACAAGCTATATTACATCTCGTCCATCACCATAAACCTGCGCACCCTTTCCATCGAGCCGGCGGAAGCAGAATTGATCGAAGCGTAGGTTTGTCCTTTCGGTGGCGGGGACACTTCGTTACTTTCGCTGTATAGATCATGTACAGCATATGACGATCATACAGTCTCCAGCCACCTATAATTTCGCCGGCAACATTCCGGATCTTATCGTCGACACGACCGAGCAACTGTCGTTCACGCTTTCGCGCGGCGGTACGCAGATCGTAGCGGAAACATACACGCTCGCGCAAAACGACCGTATTGTGATCAACCTGCGGAACTTGCTCGAATTGTTGGTCGAGGTTCCCGGCTATGAAGAGACCGTCACTCCCATCACTCAGTACACCTACACGCTCGGGAGTACGAGCGGAACGTTCTATTGTCTCCCCGGCGGTCACGGTGCGGCGGTATCGGCCGAATCGTTTCTGCGCGGCAACTTCCTGACGTGGCAGCCTCAGACTCGCATAACGTTTTACCACACTCCGCACCGTTTGCGCTACGCGGCACTCGCCGCCTGCGTTTGCAAGGTGAAAGGGTATTTTGCAGACGGGAGTTCGTCGGAACTCTCACTGCTGACGATGGCCGCCGGCAACATCTATACGATGGATGTTTCGTTCGGCACGATCCGGAGTAAATTTGATACCCAGCCGACCTATTACGATGTATGGGTCGAGAACACCACGGGCCAAGCGATGACCTGGGTACAGCGCTACATGCTGGCCGACTTTGAGGCCGGGACCAATGATTATTTCATATTTGCCAATTCGCTGGGTGGATTCGATACGATTCGTTTCAGCGGCGATCGTAAAGAGATCAATAAACTGGAGAGCGTCAATGCCATTTTCGACGATCAGACGCTGGAATACGATATCGACCGCACGCGCAGTTGGAAAAAATACACCGGTTATATTGCCGATGAGCAGCTGCGGATGTGGGTACTCGACTTCTTCAATAGCCCGCAGCGCTACCACCTGACCGATAGCGGAGTCGTGCAGCGGATCTATGTCAGTGAACCGAAACTGGAAAACACTGCCACAGAGGCCGCCGGTTACGAATTCACCTATGCCTATTCCCGGCAAAGCCGATACATCAACCTTGAACGAGCGGAGACGCCGCAACTACTCGAGATAACGGATCCGGCTTCCGAAGTTTTTTTTTTAGCACCCAGACTTAATCAGTTCGAGGCGGCTGATCCGGCCTCCTCGGCGGATTATCTGATCCCGATACAGGCCGCTGCTGCCGATAAATGGTTGGCTATCTCCCTGGCCTCTTTGTTGGATTATATTAAGCCTACGGGGATTGATGTCGATGCGCTGCGAGACTATCTTACGGATCATAAATATGCTACACAAGCGTGGGTGTCTCAGCAGAATTTCTTAACTACTGCCGCGCTGGATGATTACCTGCTGAAATCCGTTTGGGACGAGGTGTTCGAGATCACTACCGAGAACGGTGTGCGGGTATTGAACGTGAAGATGGATATTGCGGGACTCAAAGGCATCAGCGCCTACGGTCTGGGTTCCACTTCCG